ACACTTCAGATATTATGAGATCAGGATATAAACAAAAAAATAGAGATGGTAAATGGGAGATTGGAGGATATCAATCTACAGTAATTTGTAGAACCATGGACAATCCAGAAGTCTTTAAAGGTGAGCGTTTATCTTTAATGATATTTGAAGAGGCTGGTGAATTTAAACGATTAAAGAACGCATATATGTCATCTAAAGCATGTTTTATGGATGGAGATATACAATTTGGCGTTCCTGTAATTGGAGGTACTGGTGGTGATATATCTAAAGCATCAAAAGATTTTATGGATATGTATTATAGCCACGATGCTTATAATTTAGAGCCTATGTTTATACCTGCCTCTAAAGCTTATTATGGTTTTTTTGATATAGAAACAGGTAAAGAAGACGAAAAAGGAGCGTTGGAAAAATTAACAAAAGATAGAGAGACTATTCAAAAATCTGGAGATAATGAGGCTTATAATTTACATATACAAAACTATCCTCTTACTATAGAAGAGGCATTTTTAAATACGCATTCAGCAAGATTTGATATTGCTATGTTAAACGCACAAAGATCTAGAATATTGTCTAATAAAGATAATAGAAGCCAAATACAAAGAGGATACTTGGATTGGGTGTTAAATGAAACAGATGAATTAAAAGTTAAATGGAGACCTCATCCTGCAGGGCCATATAAAATATTAGAACATCCTATGGTAGAATTAAAGGGATTAGACATTGGAGGTATTGATTCTTACGATCAAGATCAAGCTGGAGCGTCAGATTCTTTGGGTAGTGCGATAATTTATCGTAGATTTGCAAATACAAACATAGCAAGCGACTATGTAATAGCTGATTATACGGAAAGACCAAAGAAAAAAGAGGACTTTTGGGATGGATGTTTGAAGCTTGCTGTATATTATAACTCTAAAATGTTGGTAGAATATACAAAAATTGGTATATTAGACTATTTTAAGAGAATGGGCGCTTTAAGATATTTAAAAGAAAAGCCAGAATCTGCTCATAATCCTGGAACTAAAACGAGAAATCGTTATGGTGTTCATATGAATAAGCAGGTAAAAGCTTTACTTGAAGATTTAATTGACGACTATATAAGAGAGAATGGTGGAGATATATGGTTTTTAGAATTAATTGATGAGTTAGCAAATTATGGATTGCAAAATACTGACCGTGCTATGGCATTTGGTCTATGTTTAATTCATAATATAGATAATTATAGAATGAAAGTAAATCCAGAAGAAGAGGTAAAAGACTTAGGGTTTAAATATTATAAATTAGGACATAATGGAGTTCCTAGAATGATAAATTAAAATGGAAAAAAATCAAAAACACACAATGCCTTCAATGGTAGTTTCTGAAAAGAAGAAAAATAAAGAATGGTGCGATCAAGTTCTTAATGCTATTACTAGATATATGGGAGTAGATAGCGGTCATTATAATTCTTCAAGAGTAAGAGATATTAAAAACTATCAAATATATAATGGTCAGTTAAATCAGGCTGATTATAAATACTTAACAGAGCAATATGGATTAACATATCCCGCAAGACTTGTAAATTATCCTATAATTACACCTAAAATAGATTTACTTGTAGGTGAAGAAATAAGAAGACCTCTTGATATGAAGGTAAGCACGATCAACAAAGAAGCCGTAATAAGAAAGTATGATCATAAGGTTGGCTTAATGATGAAAAGCCTTTTAGATGAATTTCATCAAGAATTTAAACAGCAACACGGTATAGATATTATACAGCAAGGACAAGGCTTACCTGTGCCTGAAGATATTGATACTTATATGAAATATAATTATCGCGAAATGGTAGAAGAGACCGCTCAAGACGGTTTAGAGTATATAGTAAATAGATATAACCTTAAAGACGTATTTAGAGAAGGATTTAGAGATTTATTAATAACTTCAAAAGAATTTTATAAAGTAGATATTATTGGTGGAGACCCAGTCGCAAGAAGAGTGGATCCAAGAAATGTAATATTTGATTCTTCATCTAACTCAGATTATTTAGATGATGCTGCATGGGCAGGAGAAGAAAGATGGTTGTCTATAAATGAAATTAATGATGAATATAGAGATGATTTAACAAAAAAGGATTTGCAAGAATTAGAAGCTATGAGAAACGCTTTTGGTGACTCTATTTATGATTATAATACAGGATTAGACTGGATTAGTCATGAACACGGAAGCGAAAATAGAGTTAGGGTTGTTACAGCAGAATGGAAATCTCTAAGAGCTATTAAAGTAAAAGTTTCTGAAAATAAATATGATCCTTCAAGACCATTTAGAAAAATGGTAAAAGATACATATAAACCAAGAAAAGGAGAAAAAATAGAAACTAAGTGGGTGGATGACATTTGGACGGCAACAAAAATTGGAGGAAGAATATTAGTAAAGGCACAAAGAAGAGATAATCAGGTAAGAAGTATAGATGATCCTGGTAGAGCTACTTTATCTTATGTGGGTTGTGTAAAAGGAAATACATCGGGTAATCCAATGTCTTTAGTGGATTTATTAGATAATATACAAATGCTATATAATATTGTTATCTATCAAATAGAATTAGCTATGGCTCGTTCTGGAGGAAAAGCAGTTGTTTATGATACAGCTCAATTACCTACTAATGCTGGTATGGATATGCAAACTGTATTATATCATTTAAAAACAGATGGTATTATTCCAATTAACTCTAAAGATGAAGGAGGTCAAATGCAGACATTTAACCAGTTCCAACAAATTGATTTCACGTTATCACAATCTGTTCAGCAATTAATAAATCTTAAGGTAATGCTTGAAGAAATGGCTGGTCAAATTTCTGGTGTAACCAGACAAAGAGAAGGAGCTGTAGGTCAATATGAGTATGTTGGTAATGTACAAAGAAGTGTTGTTCAATCTTCAACTATTACAGAAAGTTGGTTTTATTCTCATGCAGAAACAAAACAAAGAGTTTTAGAAAAACTAACTAATTTAATGAAGATTGCATGGGCAGAAGGTAAAAGAGCTGCTATGGTATTAGGTGATGGTGCTTATAAATTCTTAAATATATTACCAGATGTTGCTATGCAAGATTTCGGTATATATGTTGGAGATAGCGGAAAAGATGATGCTATGAAGCAGGTTGTTCAACAATTAGCACAATCAGCATTACAATCTGGAAATATAGACCTTCTTAATGTAATTAAAGTACTTAAAGCTGATACTATGACTGAAGCAGAAAAAGTATTAGAAAGAGGAATGGACGAAATGAAACAACAACAAGCTATGCAGCAGCAGATATTACAACAGCAACAACAAATGGCTATGCAAGAAAAGCAAGTTGAATTCCAAGCTGATGCTCAACTAAAACAAATGGATAATGAAACTAAGTTACAAGTTGCTCAGCTTAATGCAGAAAATAAAATGGAAATAGCTAAACTTAATGCAGATGTAGATAGAGATATCCATGATACTAAAATGCATAATGAAATGGTTGGTAAACATTCTGACCACGTTATGAGAGAGTATGAAACTAATAGAGAGAATAATAGGAGTGATGAAAAAGAAAAAATCGCTTCTGGATTAAAGGCAACTACAGAGGATATTCAAAGAGCTAAAAATAAAATATAAAATAATTTTGTATATTTGCAAACAGGGAGTATTAACTAAATTAAAATAAAATGTCAGAAGAATCAAAGTTGGTAGACGAAGTTAAAGAGTCTACAGAAACTACAGAAACTACAGAAAACAATGATAAATTTAATCCTTTAGCTTTTGCAGGGGATGATATTTATAATGAAACAGAAGAAAAAGAAGAAAAAGAAGAAGCAGTAACAGAATCGGAAAAATCAGAAGATCCTGAAGGTGATGTAACAAAAGATGATGAGGAGGGATTCTCATGGGAGAAAAAAACCGCATCAAAAGAGGAAACTGAAGATGAAGAGTTTGACTGGGAAGGGAATACAGAATCTAAAAAAGAAAAAGAATCTGAGCCAAAAGTAACGGATGTTAATTGGAGCACCGTCTCTAAAGAGTTAGGTATTAATGCTACAAGTAAAGAAGAACTTATAGCTACTATTGAGGCGTATGTTGATCAGCAAAGACAGCCAGATCCTCAAACAGCTCAAACACAACAATTAAAATCTTTTTTATCATTAAATGATAGAAAGTTAGTTACAGAAGAATTAAAAGCTGATGGATTAGACGCTTCAGAAATTGAAGAATCTTTAGATAAGCTTGAAGATTCAGGAATGCTTAAAATGAAAGCTAAAAGTATTAGACGTATTATTAATAATGCGATAGATGCTGAAGCTCAGCAAGAAAGACAAAGAATGGAAGCACAAAAGAAAAATATTACCGAAAGTGCTAGTAAGGCTAGAAAAGAATTACAAAACCATATAAAAGGAATGGATGATTTTATGGGGGGCAAGGTAACAAAAAAACAGAAAGAAGAAGTATATAGATATGCTACTGGAAAAATGATGAAAGACATATATGATGATCACGCCAATGTTGCGGATGTCGCTATGTTTATGTTATACAAAGAGCAAATCACTAAAATTCTTCGTTCTCAAGGTTTGGCAGACGGCAAAGCCGCTATCATGGATAGTATAGTCTCGCCTAATCTTAACAATGGAAAGGGTAAATCTAACTTCAAGGTGAAGACAGGTAAATTTGATCCAAAAGCGTTCATGAGCGAGTAAGCTTAATGAAGTGAGACAAAGTCTGCTTATAGTTGAAAGTTAATTGAACAAAATAAAAATAATGTTTAATTAATAAAATTTAAAAAAATGGCAACAATATATACTGGAACATATGGTTCTGGAACAACTGCCGAGAATGCTTTGAATACAGCTCTAATGCAATACCCAGAGATTGCTAGAACTCTTATTCAACAGTATCCTCGTTATGCTGCGACTTATCTTTTAGAAAGAACTGGTCGTTATGCTAAAGAAAAAGTCTTAGGAGATAATTCATTTGAGTGGAAAGTAATGGGTAGATACAATACTCCTTCTTACTCTAATGGATGGGCTTCTACAGATAATGTAACTTGGAATGGTTACACTGAAGACTCAGGAGCTTCTGCTGTAACTTCTGGAAATTATGATAATATGGATGCTGATGGTAATGCGTTCTACTTATCTTTTGATGGTGAAGGAATTTATACTACTGCTGGTTATGCAAACGCAAGTTTCTTAAACAAGTGGGATATGGTAAGATTCCAATCAGGAGCTACTGCAATTGTAGTTGAAGATCCTGTAGCTGATGTAGCAAGAAGTGCTGCTAACGGTGGTTTAGTAACAACAACTGCTTCTGCTGTAGTTAAGTTTGAAATGGTTGATGGTACTGCTAATCCTCTATTAACAAATGATATCGCTGCTGGTGCTATCATCGCTTCTATTGGTTCTGCATTCCCTAATGGGTCTGATGGTGCTGATGTAGGTGAGAATTGGGTATATCCATCAACTCATACGAATTGGTTAACTACAATGCGTAAGAAATGTTCTGTAACTGGTAAAGACTTAACTGATGTAACTTGGATTGAAAATAACGGTTCAAAACTTTGGTACTTTACTAGAGAGCAACAAATGATGGATGAGTTTATGTATCAACAAGAATTACAGAGATGGTATGGTAGAACTTCTATCACTAACTCTCCTAGTTCTTATGCTACTGCTCCAACTGCAAGCTCTATAGGTACTTCTGGCACTATGGGTGCTTCTATAGTTACAGGAGACGGTCTATTAGCTCAAATTGATTCTTCTAATCAAGCTTCTTATTCAATGGGATCTTTAACTGAAGATATTATTACTGAGTTTATCGCTAAGATTTCATTAAACGCAACTGCTGCTGAAGGTAATGAGTGGGTTGTATTTACTGGAACTGAAGGTAGATTAGCATTCCACAGAGCTATGAAAGACCTTATTGTTGCTCCTGCTGGTGCAATGACTGGTGGTTCAATGAAAGGTGTAAGTGGAGATGTTCATCTTGGAGCAAACTTTGCTTCTTATAGTGCATTAGGTAACAAAATTACTGTTGCTCACTGTCCTGTATTTGATGATCCTAATTTACACTCTACTGCTGGTGGAACTAATTCATTTGGTGACAACAGATTGAAAGAATCTGCTAAGATGGTATTTATGGACTTCGGAAAAACTTCTGGAATTTCTAACGTTGAGTTAGTTACTAAAGGAGCTGAAGGTGTAAATAGAAGTATGATTAAGAAGTATGTAGCTGGAATGGTGAA